TCCGTTTGGCGTCCTTCTTTTGTTTTGAACGACCACACTTTGCGAAAGAACCATCCTTTCGCTTGCTCCCAATATCGACCCATTTTTGTCTGAACCATTTATCTAAACCGTTCTTTGCCATGGCATTAAGAATTCTTTCCGATAGCTTCTCTGTTTTGTCCTCTTTTAGCTATCTTGCAAACTCGACCACCCATTCCTAAGCCTTGTCTTTTTAATCTTGCAGTCGCTTCCATTAAACCACCTTTTGCTTTTTTGCCTCTGAAATCTTTTCTTTTTACACCAGATGGATCTTTAATTTTACCTGCACATATTTTAGATGCGTAGGCGTTCGCATATGCGCTAGGGTACACGGCGAATTTTCTTTTCGCGGCTGCTTTACCTCTTGGACATAGTTTTGTCATAATTAAGCCTTCGCTGTTTGTTTTGCTCTTTTAAAGTCAGATGCTTTTGGTGCACCTTTATCACCTTTTTTTCGCATCTTCTTACCACTTTTTCTTTTGGCGTGGATGTTTGCGTATAGACCTTTACCCATTACGCTTTCTTTCCACCTTTTTGTTTCATCATTGCTTTTTTAATAGCTTCACCTCTTTTTTTCTCATAAGGTGTTATCACGCCATCACCAGCTCCGAATTTTTTACCATTACCATTTTTTGAACCTTTGGAATACATTTTTCTTGTCATTCCTCCGCCCATTTTCTTCATACGTCCGCCGCCCATAGCACCACGTCTATTTGCAACTTGTTTGTTAAATCTAGGGTTTGCCATTATTTTTTTCCTCCGTTCCTAAATATCTGTGTTCCCTTTATACCAAAAATACTCGCCACGACAAGGATCCACAGGTTTGTAAACCATGACGGTAGTGTGGAGAAATACTCAAAAAACAATTTGACCTTCTCCATCGCTGTTGGGTCGTCCGATAGGACTGCCCAGGCCAATACTATAATCGGAGCCGATAAAATTATCAACACAAATTCGTCTTTCCAGTCCGATTGTCTCGCTTCAAGAAGTTTACCCTGGTAAGCTTCCTCACCTCGGGCCATCTTTTCTGCATGCATCAACTGTGCATCAGACATAGCCATCTTAGTTTTCTGGCGATTAGAATAAATTTTAGCGCCAGCTTGCAATGCAATCTTTGCTAAACCAAACCAAGCCATATTAATACCACTTAGCTTTT